TAACGGCTATATGAACAAAAGTGAAATGATATACTATTATAATCAACACAAAGTTGAATTTATTAGTGTAGATGAGCCGCAAAAGATACGAGGCAGAAAGAGAGATATTTTGTATATTAATGAAGCAAACGAATTGACTTACGAAGATTTTCGTCAATTAATTATGAGAACAACAGGTGAGGTTTTGCTTGACTTCAATCCGTCAGACCCTTTGCATTGGATATACGATGAACTTATGACTCGTGAAGATTCAGAAACTTTTGTAAGTACATATAAAGATAATGCCTTTCTTGAGCAGGAAATCATTGACGAAATAGAAAGACTAAAAAACAAAGATGAATTATATTGGAATGTTTATGGCTTAGGTAAAAGAGCAACTTTTGCAGAAGGTATGATTTTTAACGATTGGCAATGGATAGACTATAAAGACTTTCCAGAATCGGATGAGGTTTTTTTAGGATGTGATTTTGGCTACACAAATGACCCGACAGCTATTATAGAAATAAGAAAACAAAATAACAAAGTCTATATAAAAGAAGTTCTTTATCAAACAGGTATGACAAATCAAGATATATCTAACTTTATTAAATCGAATAATTATATTGATAATATTATGTATTGCGATTCTGCAGAGCCAAAGTCAATCGCTGAACTAAGAAACACAGGTGTGTTAGCAAAGCCATCTGTTAAGGGTCAAGGAAGTTTATCTGCAGGTATATCTCTGATAAAAGAATATGATATTTTTGCCTGCGAAAAATCATTAAATTTAAAACATGAATACCAATATTATATATGGGAAGAACTTAAGGACGGAACAAAAACTAATAAACCAAGGGACAAATTTAATCATTTAATGGATGCACTTCGTTACGGTATGTACACGAGATATTCAAATAAAGGAGAATTTTTTGTCTATTAAATAAATTATTTATTTTATATAACTTTACAAAAAAAAATATATGCCTACATTTTATCAAAGAATACAGTCAGCATTAAAAGCATTTTCACAAAATACTTCACCAGAGTATAACAGGGCTGTCTATAGTTACATTGGCAATGGCAATATATCAAACAATGAGAATGATGATAATTATATAAGGAAAGGTTATCAGAAAAACCCAACAATATATTCTTTAATAAATCTTATAACTAAGACCGCAGTAGCAGTTCCGTATATTATTTATGAAAAAAAGGATGAAGATGCACTCAAACAATATAAGGCTTTGACCTCTGGCATAGTTAATGATGATTCTTTAATCAAAGCCAACATGATAAAAAAACACGCATTAATAAAAACAGAACACACACCCTTACACGATTTATTGGATAGACCTAACCCTGCACAGAGTTATGCAACCTTTATGACAGAAGTAATTGCATTTGGTAAGCTTACAGGTAATAGATTTATTTATGGCATTGGACCAGATACTAGAGAAGGAAAAGTATTCAATGAACTTTATGCACTTCCTAGTCACCTCGTAGAGATTAAAAGTAATGGCATCTTCGAGCCTGTCAGTAAATATTGTATGAGTTATGGAAGGAATCAATATGATATTGAGGCTGACGATGTATTGCATATTGCAGATTTCAACCCTGATTATGATGGTAGCGGCTCACATCTTTATGGGCAATCACCTCTTCTTAGTGGACTACGTTCTATGACAAGTAATAATGAAGCTGTAGAAACAGGATTGAAATACTTACAAAATCAAACAGCAAGAGGCATTTTAACAAGTGAAGATGAATCACTAACACCAACACAGGCACAACAATTAAAAGATGCCTTTAGAAGAAATTATCAAGGTTCACATAATGCCGGAGATGTGATTGTAACACCAAAGAAACTAAGTTGGACCAACTTTGGATTAAGTGCGGGTGACTTACAGCTTTTAGAAACTTATAACGCTAGCATCAAAGACTTGTGTAATATATTTAGTGTGCCTGCTGTTCTTTTAAATAATATGGAATCTAGTACATATAATAATATGAGAGAAGCAAAAAAAGCTTTGTATCAAAACTGTGTAATACCGGAATTAGACAAATTAAGAGATGAACTTAACAGATGGCTTGTGCCTTTATATGGTGAAAATCTTTTTTTAGATTTTGATTATAACTCAATATCAGAACTACAACAAGAGCAAGAAAAAATTGTATCTCAATTATCTCAATCTTACTGGCTATCAAACAATGAAAAAAGGATGGCTATGGGCTATGGCTTAGATGAGGAAAAAGAAATAATGAATGACTTTTTAGTTCCAAGTAATCTGATACCTATAAGTGATTTAGACTTAGGCTCTGAGAAGAATTTTTTTGAAAGTGCTGTTGTTGAAAAACAAGAAATGAATGAGAGGTTAAGAAAAGCTTTAAAAAAGAAAGCTGATGACCATAACGAAAGCGTAACATCTAAAACAAAAAAAACTAATGTTAGAACTCTATTTGCTGTTTACAAAAGAGGTGTAGGAGCCTATAGAACTAACCCAGAATCGGTTAGACCTACAGTAAATAGTGAACAGCAATGGGCGATGGCACGTGTAAATTCTTACATTTACGCCCTAAAGAATGGAAAGTTTAGAGGTGGTAAACACGATACAGATTTATTTCCGGAAGGTCATCCATTAAGTTCAAAAGGTAAATCTTATCATGATGAAGAAGAAGAAAGAAGATATTCAAAACAGGTCCAAGATGAGGTGTACGACTCTCCAGATGAAGCCATGGACAGAGCCAGAGAGATTGGCTGTAGTCTTACTCATAGCCATAATACAGAAGATGGGACTGTATATATGCCATGTAGAGATATGGATGAACTTGAACAAGCTTTAGGAACAGAGAAACAAGAGACTTACGGAGGCTATCCTAAGAAAGCTATTGCTAATGCAGAGCGAGCAATCAAGGTAAATGATAAATACAATAATCCTTGTGCTACAGCTGTCGGAAAACAGAGGGCCCAAGATATTGTTTCAAATAGAGCTTTTAGTTTATCTGTTTTGAAAAGAGTTTACAGCTACCTGTCAAGAGCTAAAGAATATAACACCGGAACTTATGAAAAAGATGACAAGCCTGTATGTGGCACAATAAGTTATAATCTGTGGGGTGGTGATGCTATGCTTAATTGGTCCGAAAGAAAGCTGAAACAAATCGAGGAGTAATGCCTTTACCTAAGCCTAACCGCTACGAATCAAGAGATGAGTATATTTCTAGGTGTATGTCTGACGACACAATGAATGAAGAGTACCCTAGAAGAACACAAAGACTTGCTGTATGTAATAATATTTTTTCCGATAAAGAGCAAAAGCAATTCAATTTTTCATTAAGAAAATTCATCAGAGCCTTTAAGGTTGGTTATCAAAAATTATTCAGACAATCTGAAAGAGTAAATTTTCGTGTTGCAAAAGATTTTTATAGAACAGGATTTGATAATGCTATTGATGATTTTCTTAAAAATGGTATCAAAGACAAAGAATCTTATGAGATTTTTTTCCAAAAAACAGAAATACAAAAAATGTATATCAGCATTTATACCACCACAGGATTAACATTTTATAATTGGTATAAAAAAAATTACGATACTTTCATTGGAAAGCAAGAAGAGACAGATAATATAGTTGAAAATTTTTTTCAAAATTATGCAATCAATAGTACGTTTACTAAACAGACTTCTGTACAAGCTACAGTTATAAAAAATATTGAAAATATCTTTTCTAAATTTTTACAAGATGAAGATTTTGTTAAAGACTCTTTTGAAGGTAAATCTAGGAGGCTACATAAACAACTTGATAAAAGAGCCTTATGGGAAGCTAGAAGAATCGTCAAAACAGAAACTACATTAGCATCTAATTTAGGTGTGAATCAAGGTGCCTTATCTGTTATGAAGCCAGAGCAAATGGTAAAGAAATGGATTTTAGGTGGTAGTGTAGACCATAGAGAGGGCCATGTCGCACTTGACAGAGAGGACCCGATACCGTTTGAAGATTCATTTGTAAACCCTGTTACAGGTAACATTTTGCCGTATGCAGGTCAAGGTCCTGCAAGTGAAGTAATTAATTGCTCTTGCTATGTAGCACCAATTCCTAAACGTTCTGAATACCTCTTTAATGGTAATTAAAAAAAATATTAAAAAAATGTACTATTTTTGAATTTAAAATAACGTTATGATTTTATACAAGCAGGCACCGATTGGTGATATAGATGAAAAAGCAGGCATAGTCAAGGGCTATGGTTCTGTGTTTGGCAATAGAGATAGTGATGATGATGTGATTGAAAGAGGGGCATATGCCAAAACAATTAAAGAGAACGGTAAGAGAGTAAAATATATTTATCAGCACGACATTACAAAACCGATTGGTAAAATGTCTGAATTATATGAAGATGAAAAGGGATTAGCTTTTACTGCAGAAGTACCTAAAACCACACTTGGAAAAGATGTGATTGAATTAATTAAAGCAGGTGTTATAACAGAAAATAGTGTTGGCATTATGCCAATCGTTAAAGACTATAACGAGGAAGAAAAAACAAGATATATAAAAGAAGTAAAATTATATGAAATATCTGCTGTAACAATAGCTGCAAATGACCAAGCTATGATTAATGATGTCAAGAGCGAGGAAAAAAGACAGTTAGATATTAACAAGAAATTTGATGCAATAAATAAATTATTAAGAGATGGTGACATTTCTGATGATTTAGGATATGCCATTGAATACCAGCTTCAATGTTTGAAAACTGATATGAGTATCACAAAGCCGGCTGTAGAAGTCACTTTGCCGAAAAAAGAGAGTACAAGCGATGAGGTTTTTAAATTTTTTTTCAACCGTTTAAATAATTTTAAAAATGAGTAGTATAGACGAAAACACTCAAGAGCATCTCAACAAACTCGCTGACTTAATCGATGAAAAGATTGAGAAAGCAGGGAAGGCATCTAAAGATAATTTAGAAGGCAAAGTTGATGAGGTTGTTAAGGGTGAAGTACAAAATCTCGTTAATAAATTTAACGAGGAGACAGAGGCTCTGAATAAACGTATTGATACTTTTGAAGTTGAAAATAAAAAGAACAACTTCAACAATACTTTCACGAGCAAGAAAGAAGCGTTTAATGACGCTATCGAAAAAAGCGAATCTCTACAGGCTATGAAAAGTGGCTCAAGGGGTAACGCATCTATGGAAATCAAAGCAGACGTTTTAATTTCTTCAGATTTTGCAGGTGCAAGTTCTGCTAGAGATGCGACTGGTGTATTACGTGTAGATGGTATCAAAAGAGACCCATCTAATGTAACAAATATGATGGGCATTATACCTGTTGGAAATACAGATTCTAACGTTATTAGATACGTAAAAGAGTCTGCATATACTGACAATGCTGCTAATACAGCAGAAGGTTCTGCACCAACAGATTCAGAATTCCAGTTAACAGCTGAAGATGCAGTAGTTCAAAAGACAACTGCAGTAATGACTATATCCCAAGAAATGTTGGAAGACACTCCGGGCCTTAGTTCTTACCTTTCTCAAAGATTACCTGCAAAAATCAGCACGGTGATAGATGACCAACTGATTGGAGGCTCTGGAAGTTCACCTAATTTATTAGGTTTAATGAATGGTGGTACAACTTTCGCTGCAGGTGGTTTTGCAAACGCTATTGAATCAGCTCAAGAACTTGATGTTCTATATGTAGCAATGAATCAGTTGGCACTTGCTAATTACGCTGCTAATGGAATCGTATTGAATCCAACTGATTATCATAAGATAGCACTCTTAAAAGACAGTACTAATGAGTACCTTAGAGGTAACTCTTTAGTGGCTGCAGATGGCTTCTTTAGGATTAATGGAGTACCTGTTTACATGAATAACAAGATGGCTGCCGGTAACTTTGTTGTTGCTGATTTTTCACAAGCTTCACAAGTATGGCAAAGAGAAGGTTTACGTGTCGATTTTGGGTACGAAGATTCAGACAATTTTTCCAAATATCTCGTCAGCGTGCGTGGCATTGCAAGAATTGCACATTCAATTTACTTACCTACAGGTATTGTTAAGGGTTCGTTCTCAACTGCTAAAACAGCACTTGAAACATCTTAATACAGTTTAATTGATTAGTTTAAAAAGGGCAACAAATTAGTTGTCCTTTTTTTTTATCTTTACATTGAACAAAAATTTAATTATCATGAAAGTAAAATTAAAAACAGAATTATTAAAGGATGGTGTAACTTACGACAAAGGTTGTGTTATGGACGTTTCTGATGCTAGTGCAGAAGTATGGATTGCTAAGGGTTGGGCCTCTAAAGAGGAAAAAGGTAAAAAGGAAACAAAAGAATTAAAACAAGATAAAGAGACTAAATAATGGTAAGCGTACAGATTGACTCTACTACCGGTAGTGAATTGGTTTCTACTTCTGAAATAAAAGATTATGCAAGGATTGAGACCACTAGCGATGATACTTTAATTGGTATTTTGAATACTGCGGCTAGGACTGCATGTGAAGATTATATTAATAGAGATATCGTTGCTAAAACAAGAACTTATTTCAGAAGCCATATACCTGAGAAGGGTGGTAATTATGATGGTCTTTACGCTGATAGATATAAAATTGTTTTACCATATGCACCAATAAATGCAATAACAAGCGTGCAAACTCAAGAGAGTGATGGCTCCTTGAAAACTGCAAGCTTTGATACTTATGGCTTCGATGATAAATATATCATTTTAACGGGCCTGCCTAACGAAGATATTAAAATAGTATATACGACTACAGGGCTAACAGATAGTGCCTTAAAACTCGCTATATTGCAATTAGCGACCACGTATTACGATAATAGGACAGACTTTGTAACAGGTACAATCGTATCTGAAATTCCAACCAATATAAAAAGGATATTAGACCCTTTCAAATTTATAAGCGACATTTAGAATGAATATCGGTGAATTTAGAGATAGAGTAACGGTCAAAAGGCTAACTAAGTCTGCAGACGGATTTGGAGGATTCACATCTTCACAGTCCACGGTAGCAACTATTTGGGCTAAATTAATTTTTACAGATGGTGATATGTCTTTCGAAAATGATAAAAGACAGTTAAACAAAGGTATTGAATTAACAATTAGAAAGAATACTGCTACTGCTAATATACAAGTTGGTGATGTACTTTTCCCAGAGAGAGACAATAATCAGTATAGAATCAATACAATTTTAGAATTAGATTTGTATTATTTTAGCGTTAAAGGAAATAGAACAGCATAATGAGAATAGGAAATACATCTTCTCAAGTTCAAAAATTAAAAAGGGAACTAAACCAAAAAACTAATTTATTAGATGAAAATCTTTTTAAAGCTTTAAATGGTTTTAGTTTAGTCTTTTCTGCTTTAGCAAACTCTAATTTAGGTGCTAAGAACTTTAATCTTACGGGAAAGGTAGAGCCTTTTTTATCTAAAAGAAATCTTACAGGCGGTGCTCAAGTTGATGAATTATATGGAGCCTTTCTTGAATTTGGTACAAGAAGTCAAGTTAATGTTCCAAGTGAGTTTACTAACATAGCAAAACAATATAAAGGTGCTAAGTTTGAAAGTGGTGCAAGCTTCAAAGAATCTATTGAAAGGTGGATTGTAACAAAGCTTGGTAAGACGGAAGAAGAAGCAAAACAGATATCATTTCCAATCATGATGAAAATTTTAAAAGTTGGAACAAAGCCGCAACCATATATGTATCCTGCTTTTAAAATGGCATTAAAAGATTTATACAGAAATATTAGAAAAGAAATTAAAAACACAACGAAATGAAAGAGCCTGCACACTTTGTTAGAAGAGGTTTGTTTAATGTTTTAAATGGTAACATCTCGTATGGTGGTAGCAATGTACCTGTTTATAATGCTGTCCCAAACAATGCAACTTACCCTTACATAGTAATTTACTCTGTTAGCACAAATCAAATCGAAGATAATATTAGCAATTACATTGCAGATGTATCTACAAGGATTGAAGTTGTAACAAGATTTGCTGATGGAGATGGTGGTCAATTACAAGCAAACCAAATTATTAATTCTATCTCACAATTAGTCATTTTAAAAAGCGGCCTGCTGAATCTTAATTCAGATGGCTTCAATGTTTATTCACAAATCAATGAAGGTATAACTTATCTAACAGAGGATTCACCGGACCATACTTATTATAGAGGTGTTATTTCGTTATCTGTTAAACTAGAACAAATATGATAGGACTTGAGTTATACAGATTTAGTTCACAAAAAGATAGTACCTTAGGAATATTATTTTTTAAAAACCATGAGACAAACGAAAAAGATTTTTTATGCTTTACTATTGAAGATGAAAAGAGGGCGGTCAAAGTTTATGGAGAAACTCGCATACCTCAAGGGACTTATAAAATTGAATACAGAAAAGAGGGAGGTTATCACAATAAGTATTCAAAACGTTTTCCAAGCATTCATAGAGGTATGCTTGAAATTCGGGATGTGCCTAATTTTAATTACATTCTTCTTCATATTGGTAATAGTGATGATGATTCAGATGGCTGCTTATTACTTGGAAATGTTTTATCACAAAACATTACGAAAGATGGATTTCTAGGGCAATCTACAGAATGTTATAAAAGGGTTTATCCAAAAATCTGCGATGTCTTAGACAAACAAAAAAAACTATCAATTAAAATCATTAATTTTGAAGAAAGCTAAAATCAAAAACATGGAGGATATAACCAATAAAAAGGTTGCAATAGACGTTGATGGTGACGGTAAATCAGATTTACGTATAGATATTAAATTTATAGGTCTATTGGTTGGCGGCATAATATCACTTACAATGACTTATTCACAGCTTACTTCTGAAATTGAGATAGCTAAAACTCTTCCAGAGTATAAAATTGAACAAGATGATACCAAAGTTATCAATCAAAAAATTGATTATTTGATTCGAGAACTTGAGAAATATGAAGAGCAAACCAACAGAAGATTAAATAATTTAGAAGATAAAGTATATAAGAAATGAAATTATTAAGCGATATAAGTTTATCAGAAAAAGATGTAAATGAGCAGTTAAAAACCACACAAACATTATCTAAAATAAATACACTTATGGATGTTGCAGATGGTTTAAAGGAGTGGGAAGGCGTACAACGTATAGAAATTTTCTTAAGAATTGAACATAAATTAATGGATTTAATAGATGAATTATAATGAGAATAAACTTAGAGAACGTAGATTTTGCTGTAGTAGCTGTGACACTTGCTGGTGCCTTGCTAGTTGGTGGTCTAATAATTTATGTTTGGCTAACAGATAAAGATAGATGAATAAGATATTTCAAAAAATCTTTGGCGAAACTGCCACAGGTATTGCTAATATTGTTGACCGCTTTGTGCAGACCAAAGAAGAAAAACATCAAGCAAATAAAGAGATACAGCAATTATTTCAATCTTTTGAGATTGAGATGCAAAAGAATACCACAGAGAGGTGGAAGTATGACAGCACTTCTGATAGTTGGCTTTCTAAAAACATAAGGCCCTTGGTTTTATTGATTTTAGTTATCAGTACAATCTTACTCGTTTTTATAGATGCAGGTAAAATATCTTTCGAGGTCAAAGAAAGTTGGGTTGACTTATTACAAATTGTTTTGATAACTGTAATCGGTGCATATTTTGGTTCTCGTGGTCTAGAAAAGTATTCTAAGAAGTAATGGCCAAAAGGTTTTTTCCAAAAGCATACGAAGCAAAACCAAAGAAAAAAAGAAGAGGCATACATTCTAAAAATAAAAATACTAACAACAAAAAAGGAAAATATTATAGTGGCTCAAAATACAGAGGACAAGGGAGGTAAAATTTGTGCAACATGTAAAAAGGTAAAACCCTTGAATAGATATTATAAAAGGGCCAACAAAAAACCAGAGATTCATTGTAGAGATTGTAGAAATAAAAAAAGAGAAAAAAATCACAGGCATTGGAAACAAGAATTTATTTATAAACTTTCTACGTATATAGATATTAAATGTGTAAGATGTGGTTATGATAAAAATTTTAGTGCATTAGACTTTCATCATACTAAGAGAAAAAAATTTGCTATTGCAAGGGCAATTAGAAATTTGTCAGAAAAAAGTTTTTACGATGGTAAAGTTGATGCTATACTCACAGAGATAATGGCAAAGTGTGAGGTCCTGTGTGCCAACTGTCACAGAGAGCATCATAACAAGCATATAATGAAAATGAAAAAATAGTATATTTGTAAATAAAATAATCTTATGGGTACATCACTTACTGGTAATACTATAGCATCCTCTTATTTAGGGCTTTTAAAAAGCACAGATTCATTAGCGATAGGTGGAACAAAAAAAATAATAACAGATGGTGCAGGTAATGACTTACCGTTTGGTATTTCGACATCTTCCTTAACGTTCAATGCAGGTGCGGTTGATGTACCTACATTATCTATTGGAACTATAAATGAGGGTTTTTATCAACCCACAGATGAAACTTTAGGTGTCACTATTAATGGTTCAGAAGTAGCTAGATTTAATTCTACTGGTTTAGGTATAGGCGTATCACCTGCAAGTGGTTTTAAATTAACAACCTCAGACCAATCGTGGATAAAAGGAGGTTTATTAGTTGGTGGAACGAATGGTGTTAGAACAAGTGGTTCAACATTAGTTATTGATGGGGGTGGGAGTAGTTCTGTAAATCTTAGATTTATATTAAACTCAACTGGTTACGCAACATCTGATGGTGGACAAATTATTTTTAGTGATACTGGTATGTTGTCATTAAGGAGTATGGAATCAAGTGGTAGTAATTATGGTATAAATTTACAACAAAAAGGTGGAAGTACCATTCTTTTTGCAGAAGCAACAAATAAAAATGTAGGTATTAATACATTAACCCCATCATCAAAATTAACAATATCAGGTGGAGATATTCTTCTTGATAATTCTAATAAGCTTTTATGGGGCAATACAAGTGATGTTTATATTGCAGGAACTACATCTGCTGATAATATACAATTAGGAGTTGGTGGTTCAACACAATTTACTTTTGCACAAACTACAGGTGTAAGACTACATCAATACGGTAGCGGTTCAATAACTGGCACAGTAACACAAAGATTAGGTGTAACATCTACGGGTCAAGTTGTCGAGATACCTATTGGTGCAGGTGCTTTAGATGGTAGTGGTACAGCAGGTAAAATAGCAAAGTTCACAGATTCAGATACTTTAGGAGATTCATTAATAAGTGAATCTGGTTCAACTATTTCAATTAATGGTACAGTAGATGCAAACAGTTTTACAGATATTATTACAGACCAAATTTTCACAGCAGGTGGTAGTTTAGATATTGACACAAGTCTGTCATCAAGAGATGTAACATTTACGCAAAGTTCAAATAATCTGATGACAATAAAAGGTAATGCCTCTGGGGTGGGCATAGGAACTACTAGCCCCGCATCTAAAGCACACGTAGCTTTTACTGCTGATTTTGATGGTTTAAGAATACAAAACTCAACTAGAGGACATAATTATTTATTAACAACAGCAGGTACGTCAGCAGAAGTTTTTTCTATTTACGATTTAGATAATACTAATAATCTTGCTCAATTTGGTAATAGTGGTGTTTCTCTCTATACAGGTGGTACAGAAAGATTAAATATAAATTCTAGTGGGAACGCAACCTTTTCAGGTGATGTGAATATATCTGGTGGTAATCTTCAAATAGGCTCAGGTCATAATACAGCTAGTGCAGGTAATGCAATAATTTTTGCATCTTATGGCTCTGGTACAAATATCGCAGGTGGTGAGGTTCAAATTTATGGTGGTCGTAGTACAGGTAGTGCATCAGGTGGCTCAATCAAATTTTATACTTCACCTACAGGTTCAAGTGGTTCAAGTTCTAACGCTCATATACAAGCCCTTTCAATAGATTCTTCACAAAAAGCAACTTTTGCAGGTGATATATCACTTACACAAGCTAATACACCAACAATAGAATTAAAAGACACAACTAATAATCAATTTTTATTAATAAGACATAATAATTCTGCAAGTATTTTTGATGTTCATTCTAGTTCACATTATGAGTTTCAAATAAATAGTTCAGAGAAAATGAGGCTTGATAATAGTGGTAGGTTGGCAATAAACACGACTACCGCATCACAACCTTTAACTGTAGCAGGTAATGTTGATGTTATTAAAGATGCAGGTAATACTACATTATTTCATAGAATACATAATCAAGGTACTGCAACAAATGATGATGCAGTTTTAACTTGGCAAACACAAGCGTCAAGACATTTCAGTATGGGTATTCATAGAGATAGTGGTGAATTAACCATTTCAAGTAATGACGCTTCTGTAGCAGATAATGAGATGGTAACAATGGCACTTAACGGTGATATGAATTTTGCGTCAAATGGTAATGCAACCCGTAATTTTATTTTTAAAAATACCGATACAACTGGCACAAGTGTTAGAACACATTTAGAAGCTACAGCAGGGAATAGAACAACAAGATTAGAGGCAATACACTCAGATTATAATTATGTAGTTGGTAGCAGTTCAAGATTATATTTACAAACTAATGATGCTAGTAACACACCTTTAACGTTAGATGGAAACAATGCCACCTTTGCTAATCACGTTGTAGTTGGCTCTGGTTCATCTGCTACTGCAAACGCAGACGCAGATAATTTAGTAATTGAAGGTAGTTCAAATACAGGTTTGTCTATATTAACACCTGATACATCAGAGAGTAATGTAATGTTTGGAACTGATGCACTTGCTAATCAAGCTAGATTAAATTATAGTTTAAGTACAGTAATATTATCTTTAGCTACATTAAGTGGCTCTGGTCAGATTGCACTTAAAAGTGGTAATAATAGTGAAGCAATCAGAATAGATTCATCTCAACTAGTTGGAATTGGTACGACAAGTCCATCTTCATATAATTCAGCCGCAAATCATTTAGTTATTGCAGGTACTGGCAATACTGGAATTACAATAGCTGGTGGCACATCTAATGATTCAAATATATTTTTTGCAGATGGTACAAGTGGTGCAGATGCCTATAGAGGAATAATAAGATTTCAACACAGTGATGATTCAATGTTGTTTTTTACACCAGACAGTAGTAGTTCAACAGCAGAACGTGCAAGAATTAATTCAAGTGGTAATTTGGGACTGGGAACGAGTACAATTCGTCAAAGATTGCATCAACACGTGACTGATAGTGGTTCTAATTATCACGCTTTTACAAACAGCACAACTGGTACTGATACGGCAGATGGTTTTGTGGTGGGTATAAATGCAGATGAATCTGCTCTAGTTTGGAATCAAGAAAACACAGAATTAATTTTTGCCACAAACAATACAGAGAGAGCAAGAATACTTGCAAACGGTGATTTTGTAATAGGTAACACCGTTGTAAATCCTGCAAGTGGTTTTTCTGACCAAAGAGGTTTTGGTTATGATAATAGTACTGGTAATGTTGAAATTGGTACAACTGGTGATGCACCACTTACATTAGGAAGAAATAAATCAGCAGATGGCTCTTTATTAATTTTAAGAAAAGAATCATCTGTTATTGGTACATTAGGAAGTAACGCAACAAGTGGTGAACCAGTCTTTGATATAAGTGCATCAAGTAGTAATGGTCATATGAGGTTTCTCACAAATGGTAGTGAAGCTGTTAGAATTGATAAAAGTCAAAATGTTGCAGTTGGTAATACGACTGCATTTGGTACAACCTCAAATAGAACTTGTTTATCTGTGAATGGTACTACTGATGTATCATTAAATATTGGTACTGGTGGTGCTCAAAGAGCGTTTTTATATTCTAATGGTGCTTATGCTAGACTTGCAACTGCATCTTCGATACCTCTTCAACTAGGTTCTAATGATACTGCTGATGTAGTAATACTTGATAATGGAAATGTGGGAGTTGGAACGACTGCACCTTCAAGTGATGCTATCGTTAAATTCATTGAAATAGAAGATTCAACAAGTGCAGGAATTGTTCTTGATGCACCAAGACAATATTCTATTTTTTCTAGTTCTTCTAGTACGTTATCATTCAGAGACGAAGATGCAGGTGAAACGAGACTTACGTTGGATTCTAGTGGTAATTTTGGGGTAGGAACGAATGTACCTACAATGAAATTAACTATCGCTCACGCAGACCAAGATGGTTTAAGGTTTACTTGTGCTGATGGTTTAGAAACATTTATAGATTTTGGTGATGCAAGTGATAATGATATTGGTAGAATTAGTTATGACCATGCTGATAATCATATGGCTTTTAGAACCAATAATAGTGAGAGAGCAAGAATCACATCTGACGGTAGGTCGTTTTTTAATTATTCAAACGAAACTATCTCAACTTATGGTAGTGGTGCTTATGGTGGTACAGTTGTTGTAAAAGCACCTAGTGGTTCATCTAATGGTTTAGCAATATTAAATGAATCTATTGGTGGTACATCAGAAGTAGCGTTAAACTTTACGAATGAATTTGTAGCAAATCAATACAATTATCTTGGTCGAATCGTAGCTATACCTGAATCAAGTTGGACTGGTACTGCATCTACAAGGTCATCTGCATTATCTTTTCAAACAAATAATGCAGGTACTATTTCTGAGAAAGCAAGAATCTCAAGTGCTGGTATATTTATGGTAAATCAAACTGCGGGTAATAGTGATGCAGATGGCTTTGTTGTTTTTCCTACTGGTTCAAGCAATGGTACTATGACTAATTGCTATAATGGTGACGATGGAATTGCTTTAAGGGTAGGCAGAAACTCAGATGGTGATTCGGTTCAATTTGTGAGAGGCACTTCCTCAGTTGGAACTGTCTCAGTCACATCTAGTGCAACATCATACAATACTTCTTCAGATTATAGATTAAAAGAAGATTTAAAAGATTTTAATGCTTTAGAGATTGCATCGAAGATAAAGATGTATGACTTCAAATGGAAAGCAGATGATACTAGAAGCTACGGTGTAATGGCACACGAACTTCAAGAAGTAGTGCCACAAGCAGTTAGTGGTGATAAGGATGACCAATATATGCAACAAGTAGATTACAGTAAGTTAGTACCTATATTACTAAAGTCGATACAAGAACTTGAAGCTAGAGTTAAAGAACTAGAAAAAGAGATTTAAAAAATTACTATATTTGTTAAAATATTAAATACAAAATTATGGCAAAAGCAAAAAATACTTATTCGTGGGACTGCAAGACAGTTGACTGTTACCCATCTAAAGATGATAATACAGACGTAGTTTATAATATACATTGGCGTTACACTTGTACTTCTGACAAAGTAGATGCAGAGAGCAATCCTTATAGTGCAACAATTATCGGAACACAAGTTATATCTACAGATGACATTACAGACTTCATACCTTTTGCTGATTTGACAAACGCAAAAGTCACAGAATGGTGTGAATCAGCTCTAGGTGCAGAAAAAGTTGACGAGATGAAATCTAGCTTAGATGCACAGATTGCAGAGAAGATTAATCCTACATCTGTTACATTATCAGTATCTGAATAAAAAAAATTATAATTTATTCTAGCTATCTTTGGTCATGTTTAAAATAAAATATAAATAACATGGCAACAAGTGGAGTTTTTAACGCAACAAATTTATTGCTTAAATTATCGTCAGATGGCGGTTCTACATTTACTAATTTAGGACATACTACGAGTTCCTCAATTTCATTTACTCTTGATACACCTGAAAGTACATCAAAAGACAGCGGTGGCTATAGAGAGGTTATTGCAGGCACAAGAAGTATTGAGATTAGTTTCGATGGTCTCGTAGCTTATGATGATGGTTTTGGTGCAGAATCTATTGTTAACATATTAAATAACAGAACTAAAATACAAGCTAAATTTGGTACTGCTTCTACAGGAGACCCTGTATATACAGTTGAAGGCTTTATATCTTCAATGGAAGTAAGTAGTGAAATGGAAAGCCCTGCAAGTTATTCAGGTACTTTCATTGCTACAGGTTCAGTTACAATTACTAGCTAATTTTGTTATTCCAATATCTTTATTTAGATTTGGTTTATGAATAAGCAAAGAGGTTATTACTCTTTAAAGATTGGGGGTAAGAACAGAACCATGCACTTTAGCATGAATTTTTGGGCATCATTAACAGAAGTTTTAGATGTTGGATTACAAGATTTAGAAAAAGTTTTTTCAGATAAGTCACAGTTATCGTCTATAAGGGCGATTATATACTGTGGCTTATTAGCTTATGACCAAGAGGAGGGCAATGAAATAGATTACAATATCTATAAAGTTGGTTCTTGGTTAGATGATTTAAAGCAAGATGAGTTTCAAAATGTTATGCAGGCTATGACAGAAACAAAGATATTAGGAAACGAAATCAATGCAGGTATAGAAAGGACTCAAAAAAAAACTCAACAGCAAAGCAAGTAAGTAATTGGGATAGTGTCTTAGATTATTATCTAGGTCAAGTTGGAATCTCTCCTAAAGATTTTTGGAAATATACTTTCAAAGAATGTTACTTGGTTGCAGAGCATTATCATATAAACAACAATCTAGATTGGGAAAAATTTAGATATGTGTCTTGTATGATTTATAATTCTAACATCACAAAAAGCAATCAAGCAAAAAAACCACATCAATTATTTAAGTTACCTCAAGATAATATTACAAAAGCCTCCGGCCCAAAATCAACAAAAGAGGAGTACGAAACATTCCTTAAAAAAATAGAAGAGAAAGAGAAAAAAAGCAAAGCTAAATAATTCTTATATTTGTTGTAAATATTTATTATGGCTCTCAGTAATTTTGTAATTCCAGTAAAGGTTGATACGTCGCAAGTTTCTAAAGGTCTTAGAAGCGTTTCATCTCAATTTCAAAATTTATCAAACAATCTTAAGGCCACGGGACAGGCTCTAACACTAGGTGTAACAGCACCTTTAGCACTCTTAGGTAGAGAGTTCGTAAGGACCGCATCTGATGCAGAAGAAACACAAGCAAAATTTAGTGCTGTATTTAAAGAACTTACAAATGATGCAGAAGAATTTGTACAAGCTACAGCACAGCGTATTGGTCGTTCAACAAATGACCTACGTAAGTTTATGGGTACATTGCAGGATACATTTGTTCCGCTTGGTTTTGCTCGTGCAGAAGGTCTTGAATTTTCAAAAGCATTAACACAATTAACATTAGATTTAGCCTCTTTCAACAATATGGCTGAATCAGAAGTTCTAGAAGGCCTACAATCTGCTATTGTAGGTAATCATGAAACAATGAGAAAATTTGGTGTTATAATAAATCAAACAAACTTGAATCAAGAGTTATTGAATATGGGTCTTAAAGATGGCATTAAAAATGCTACAGAGGCACAGAAGGCACAAGCTAGATTGAACATTATAATGGCAGGTACCGCAGATGCACAAGGTGATGCTGAGAGAACCGGTGCTAGTTTTGCAAACCAAACAAGAAGATTGCAAGGTGTTTTTGAAGAACTTGCTGTTGAACTTGGAAATATCATAATGCCAGTAATACAAAAGATTATTACATTTTTTGGTAATTTAATTACTAGGTTCAGGGGATTAAGTTCAGAAACTAAAATACTTGTTGTAGCATTAGGCGGAATTGCTTTAGCATTAGGTCCTGTTTTAACCGTACTAGGTATGCTGATTTCACCTATAGGATTAGCAGTAGCAGGGTTCCTCGGTTTCATAAAAGTTATTTATGATAACAGCGATACTGTTATTGAAAATCTTGTAGCAATAGCAAACAATTTCATTAATATTTATAATCAAAGTTTAATTGTAAGAGCCGGTGTTCAATCTTTATTCTTTGTATTCAAAACAATTTTTAATGCAATCAAAACAGGTATTGAAAGTATTGTTGAATTATTTAGTGGCTTTGGTAAAATCGTTGTGTCTGCACTAAAAGGTGATTTGAAAGGAATACAAACAATTTTTAGTGAAACATTTTCTAATATTGGTGAGGATGTACAAGGGTTTGGTAAAGATGTTGCAAATGATTTTCTTAATGGTTATGAGAATATTATTAATGGACAATTAGAAAACATTACTAAAGAAACACTACAGAACGGTGTGTCAAGTGGTATCGATGCAATTAAAGATTTTATTATTACCAAAGCAAAGGAGTTAGGATTAAGTATAGGGACTAATACAAGTTTAGGAGTATCAGAAGGATTAGGTACATTAGTCTCTGATGACGAGGACAGCCCATTAACAAAACTAAATAATAAATTGAATGATGTTAAGGAAAAAGGTCAAGAAATGGCTAATGCTGTTAGCGGTGCTTTTGGTCAATTTGCTACAAATGTCGTCAGTAGTTTTGAATTAGCCAATGAAGGTGCAAGCCAGTTTTTTAATCAGATTGTTAGTATGATGATTAAATTAATACAGATGGTTATACAAGATGCTATAATCAGAAAAATGACAAATAAACAAGTTATATCTGACGAAGCGAAAAAAATAGCTACGCTAGCAGGTCTGCAGTTCGCAGGTCTTTCATCTTTAGCATCTGTAACAAGTGCTAAGATGGTTATTGACCAAGCTTCTGCAACAAGTTCTGCCATTGCAGGTGGTGCGGCTAGTGGTGCGGCAACAGGACCTGCTGCAATTTTCACATCTCCAGCCTTTATAGCTACTTTGGTCGGTGGTGTTTTAGCGGCATTTGCATCTATCCCTAAATTTGCTAAAGGTGGTATTGTCACAGGTCCTACAATCGGTTTAGTTGGAGAGGCCGGTGCAGAGGCTATCATACCATTAAATAAACTAGATAGCATGATGGGTGGTGGAACAAAGGGAGAGTTTGTATTAAGAGGTCAAGACTTAGTTTTAGCACTCGAAAGGGCTGACGATTTCAGAACAAGAATAACAGGATAATGGCTTACGGTGAAAGATTCAATGTTGACTTTTTTGATGTAGATGAAAATAAATTTAAGCTACAGATTTTCAAAGATGGGTTTACAGGTTCTTCATCAAGCAACTTAACTTTAGGTCCTAATCCTGTCCAAATTTCTTGGAAACAAGCTGACGATTATTTTAACCCAATTATAGGTAGTAACTGCAAATTACAATTCTATATAGATGATAGTACAGGTGGCGATGAATGGGAAGATGAAGAAACTAATTGGGAGGCTGCCTTTTGGAAGTGGGAAGAGTCTGGACTTGAGTTTTTAATACCCACATTTGACAGAGAGTTCAAAGTCGTTATTTCATTTAATAATCTTGCAGGTACAAGTGATGCCTATGCTGTAGCAAGTAGACTCAAAGACACAAGTGTAGATTTTACTGTAGCTCTAAACGTTGGAGATATTGTTGTCAACACAACAACAGGTGCCAGTACTACGGTTGCACAAGTCAGTAGTGCAAATATTATAAAACTAAGTGCGGATATTTTTTCAGATGCAGGGGGAGAAAATTATGAGATTTTCCAAAACTATTGGACCGGTTTTATTGTACAGGACCAATTTACTATTCCTATGCAATCCTATCCTTTCTTAGTTGAAATTAATGCTTCTGATTTAATAGGTACAATAGATGGTTATAATTACGAGTTAACAACAAAAACACCTACAATATTTCAAGCTATAAGAGAGACATTAAAAAATATAAATGTACAAAACGGAGCAGGAGACACAGGCAAATCTTTAGACTTTGGTTATAAGATTTTATGTAGGTATAATTCTAAGATTGCTAGCGGCTCTTTAACTTCAAATGGTAATCCTTTTGATTCTGTATATGTAAATGATGTTACGGCTTTCCAAGATGAAAATGGCAACGCTCTAAATTGCAAAGATATTCTAAAGTCTCTACTAAAAATATTCAACGCAAGAATTTTCCAACACGAAGGCACGTGGACTATAATTGACAATGGTGCTTTATCTTTAACAACTTTTAGTGATGGCGGTGGCTCTTACTCAAAAGAGTTTTTAGCATTTGATAAAACAGGTTCTTCTTTGACAAATTTCTCTATAGCAAATCCGATAACAAACATTGACGATACCTCTGGGTCCGGTACCTTACAACCTCTTGGCAGAACACTAGAGAGAGTTATAAAAAGCCCTGCTATAAGAAACAGAGTTATTGTTGATTTGAAATTAAAAAGTGCTTTTGAAAATTTTGGTTTTGAACAAACAACAATTAACACTACGGGTTATGGCTTTCTTCCAAGCGGAAGTAATTGGACCCTACAAGATTCTTCTGGTACAGGTTTAAAAAATACTATTGTTAGCTCTAGCACTTTCAATTCAACTTTATCTGTACAGGTTGGTATAGAGCCATATGGAGGAACTAAAAGTTTATTAGCACAAGGCTCAGAAGCTACATCATTTAATACTTTAGTAGCATCTAACAACACAGGAAATATTGGAACTACATCCGGCTCTTTATCTTTTAGTTTTGCACATTATGCAAACGACCCTGCACAAAGTTCTATCAGTTATACAATCAGATATCAACTTGTCTTGGATGATGGCTCTGGAACTTTATATTACTGGAAAGCTAGCACTAATGAGTGGGTAACATCATCCACACAAGGTCAGAATACAGTCTCTAGTTCAGTTTCTGAACAATGGGTATTGAATGAATTTACACCAACAGCACCACCTGTTACAGGTTCTTTAACTGTTAAATTATATACCTCTCACGAGTCGCTACATAATAGTTCTCTTTTTAGAACTTACTACGATGATTTTGTTTTCAAGAGTTCATCAGATTTAAAATATTATGTTAATACAACAATAGTAACTGAAAGTACAATCAATCAAAACAGTTCTGTAATTAAAAAGTCAGATGTAATTTTTGGTCAGTTAGGAGATGTTAAATATTCTAATTGCTTGACTAATTCTAGCAATGTTCCTATTTCTGCTTTCAAATATTTTGATACCATAACATCTGAAACAAGTCTAGAGAACTTAACTTGTATGCTAAGGTTAAATGACCTAGCTATAAACAATGATAGATATACAGGAACTTTTAGAAAGATTAAAGAAAGTTATGGCTACCTTAAGCCCGTAGATTTATTAACATTACCCAAGCTTAATTTTACAACATTCCAATCTGCTACAAATCATCTTGCAATAGATAATATAACTTTTAATTTAGCTAAGAATAGAATAAAGATTAACACACACACACCTCAACAAACTAAGTTAACCGCAACTACTGACGTTAGCAATAATCGTTCTTTCTATGAGGAAAAGCCTAGTGATTAAAAAAAAGGCTGCCCTAAGACAGCCTAAACTTAGTATGAATAATAATTCAAATATAACGCTTTTAAGCGATTATTTTCTTGATATCATATTTATCCCCAAAATTGAAAAGAAAATGCAAGAAATCGCATCTATAGGGCTTAGATTCTGATTTGTTATATACGCCAACAACCTGACATTCTTTTGCCATGATATTTTGGTCAGCTGGAAATGTATGTTCACAATATACAACAGTACCTATTTTACCACTATCCTCCCAAGAATCAATAATTCTTTCTAACATTAATCTTTGCCCTATAGGTACTTTGGCACCTTTGAATTTAAACTCAAATAATAAAAGATATTTTGAATCAAACTCAAGAACGGCATCAATATCTGATGGGTGTATTTTTTTATTTTGTACACCGGTAAAATCAATTAATTGCTTTATTCTTTTGGGATATTTTATTAAGCCTGTCATACTCTAATTTCTTAAGACTTTCATCCTCAATCTTAATGAATTTTCTAATTTTTTTCAACTGTTCTTTATAAATATTAATTAGTTCTCTACGATGGTTCAAATCGTGCATATTGTTAGAACAGCTATCTAAAAAATGTTCTTTTATATATTCAGAGATTTCCATATTTTTAATTTCTCTTTAAGTTGTTTTTGCTCTTTATTCAATCTTCTTTTCTCAGACGTAATATAATCTATTCTGTTTTTAATTATATAATCTAAAGAATCTGTAATCTCATCAGCGGGTATGCTGACACTATATAATTCATTATAGTGTGTCATACCCTCAAAGACTAATTCATTATCGTGGCTCCAAAAAGCATCAATGTTCCTAAAAGAAATATGTTTTGGGGAACTCATGATACTAAAATTAAAGCTATCCAAGTAAGTGCCGTGAGCATTAAAAGAAATAAAAATTCTGTTATAGCTTTTACCATTTTACATCGCTTTTATGTTCTACATAACCAACAACTTTCAATACAACTATATCAGTTCCGTTATCAGAATCAATATCCAAATAATCTAAATGTGCATCCCAAATATCAGGGTTATCATCTTTTTGTATTTCAAACCACACCGGCTCAATATATCTAGTGTGTCTTTCTTCGTAGATGTTATCAGCCAAATCTTTGATAGACTTAACGTTGTCGTTAATCGACATTTTTCTTTTTTTTAACTGTTTGTAAGCATCTGTGTGCTTCATAATCTCATTTATCTGCTTCATAATATTTGATTAAATTTTTTATTTTATTACGAACAGAAAGCCACAAGTCAGCTTCAAACTCACTTTGTGACCATTCTGTGTATCTCTTACAAGTAACATCAATTTCTTTTAGTTCCTGTAATTGATTAATAAAAGGTTTATACTTTTTCACTTAGTTGTTCAAGTTTCTCTTGAGAATCTAAGATGTTATCGAAAAAAAACTCATCTCCGGTCTCATGGTCTGTAATCAAGTACTCAACCTCTTGACCGAAGCAGGAAACAATCTGTATATCGTTTTCTAATGAAATGTAAACATAACCAGACGAATCATTATATCCTATTTGAAATATTTCCTCATTAGGAAAATATTTGTTATAGGAATCCAAAACAAGACTCAAGCTGTGTTTATCGCTCGAACCCATCTTATCAAAATTAAAAATATTCATATCTAAAGTTTTAAAGTTTTAAAAAGATTGAGAGTCTAGCTTAGTCCTCTGCAACTGAATAATTTAATATTCTTACTGAGAGGAATTAAATGCCCGCATCTAAACCAACCCTCAATCATATAGCTAATATCGAAAGTTTTTTTATAAATTCAAAATATTTTTAAAAAATATTTTTAAAAAGTATTGATGATTTTGTTGTCAATTAACATCTCTAGAATCTCTAGCCAATCGTTCTTTTCCATTATTACGTATTCTCTGCCACCTTTACGCTTATGATATATTAATTTGTATTGAGGTTTGTTAGGCCTCATCTCATCTAAAATTTTATGATAACTAGGATTGTTGCTAGTGGCTTTACATTGTATTGCAAAGGGGTCCGTAGCAACTAAATCAATTTTTGCATTATCAATCATCTTAGATGCGTACCTAGATGTCTCACAATATTTCCAACCTAACTTACGAAATTCTAGTCGTATTTGTCTTTCGTAATCGTGGCCACGCTTTCTTGACGTTCTCCCTGACATATAATAAAGATAATATACTTACAAGTACAATCGCAACTAATTTAATTATTCTTTTTTTGCCCATCTCTTTCTACAAACAGAGCATAACCTAGATAACAATAATTGATTATATCTGCAAACCTAGAATGAATAGGCTCTGATTTTTTTAAATTTGCGTTATTTATGTGAGAAAAAATTGACTGTAGCTGTTTATCAAAAAAAACTCCAAAGCATTTTAATTCTGAAATTCCTAACCTTTCTGCCGTATTTCTAAAATTTGTTAAGACATCAGTATTTTCTAATGTATATTCCGGCCTTTTAGATAGTCTTATTTCCTCAGCATAATTATTTAATTGTCTTACTAATTTATCAAATTCTTTCTCTGTCATTTTTTTAATTTAGTAAAATCTTCATCATTCAAAAGCATATGAATAGCTTCATCATCACTCAAACTATGTGTTTCGTAACCACAATCTGGGTTTTCACACTTCCAACTGAATGATTGCAAAAATTCTATCACATTGCCACCTTTACCTGATGCAAAACATTTAAAAATTTGTTTAGATGGTGACACAAAAAATGATGGTGTACTTTCTTTTACAAATGGACTTAATCCTTTATAACTACTTCCTGATTTTTGTAATTTCACAAAATTTTTTACAACATCTACAATGTTTATTTTTTTCAATACTTGTCTTTTTTTTCTTCTATTCATGTTAAATAACTTTTTTTAATACATCATATTTTAAGGGGTCAAGTTCTTTTATCTTACTTAGATAAACTAATTGTTGGCCCTTAGCTTTTTCTATTTCTTCATCTGTACTGTCGATACCTAGATTACATTCTATTATCTGACATTTGTGCATAAGTGCATCAATTTTTGCTCTTACAATTTTATTTGTTTGATACGCACCAAACAACTGTCTTTTTTCATATTTGCTTAAATCGTCTGTTGTTGTCATAAAATTAAACTTCCATCGTTATTATAATTTTCCCACCAAAATCCTCCAACATCATTTGATTCTAAATACTCCTTCCAACAATTAAAAGCTATTCTCCAAGCATCTTTACCATAATCAATCATATCATCACTCATTGCAAAAACTTCAACTGAATATGGATATTTATTTTCTATTGTTATGAATCTAAATCTTGAAGGGTCAAACCCTAATGCTTCACAGTAGAAGCAGGCCTGTAGATGATAAGCAAAGTTGTAAATAGAATTTTTAAAATATCTAGGGCTAGCATCTGCTGATGTTTTGATATCTATAATATAATCATTTTCTTTTATGCCATCCGGCCTTACTCTTACGGGAACATCATTTATTTTACCATAATAAGAAACTTCTTTTTCAGTCAAGCGTTCAATTAGATTCTTTGCCAAACTATGTTTACTGAAATTATATTTAATATTATCTATAGCGGCTTGCTCTTCCTGCCTAATAATTATTTTACCTTTATTTTCTTTAATGAAATCCTCCTTTATCTTTTTTCCTTTATTTGTTCTAAGATTAACTTCCGGCAATACTGCAATATCATTGCTATCTTCAAGTATTGCAGAATGAACAGCACTACCAAAGTTCATTGCATCTGTCATTCTAAAAGATTCTTTCAAATAATGATTAACAGATTTTTTGTAGATAGTCTTAAGACCACTAGCAGAAATGCTGTTATGTGAATGATATTGTTCGTTACTATCTTTTATTTTTTTCATTTTGCTTTAATGATTGATTGATGTAATAGAAAATTCCATATAACATTGGTGAACTATATAAGATAGTCCATAAATTAGGGTGCCATGTTTCACCGCAAAATCCTAAACTATGTTTTACTATTTCTATCATAAACAAAAAAGTGCCGGTTTTCAAGGTGCTTCCAAACTACCTATTGACACCGGCACATAAATTAACTAACTTAATTATGAAATGTCTGACGACCTAAAAAGGCATATCATCAGAACTATCTTTTACCGTTTCCTTTCGTTCAAAATTATCCCATTTGATGTATAAATCTTGACCCCCTTTACCTTTATCTTTTCTTTTACCAACAGTCAACCATAAAGTCTTTTTGTCATCCTCTTTACGGATGCAGTCCGGATTTTTTGCTAATTCGTTTAAATCTAAACATAAAGTATAGAAGTCACCCCATTTACCTTTTTTGGTCCAACCACTACCTAACCATATTGTATTGCTCATTATTTTAAAAGTTTATTGTTATTGTTATACTTCTTACCATGATAACAGTAATAAGCTATTTCACTAGCTGTATCTATTATGTCATTTATGGTAATATCTTGTGCGTTAGTTTCTGTTTTAATCTTCCAATAATCTATTGAAGATTTTACAGAACTCTGTCTAATAATCATTTTTTGTTTCTCATCCATTAGACCTCTATTATAAAGCTTTTTATAAATCCTACTTTAGTAAGTTTTTTTAATTCTGAAATTTTAAATCCATCAGGGTTGTTGAATTTATTGTAAACAGTCATAGTCGTAACATCAATCTTGCTAGCTAGTTTCTGTTTATCGAGTTTCATCTCCTTGAGACGTCCTTCCAAAAGTTCTGTAGTCAACATAAGAACAAAACTATAAACTTTTTTTGATTTATCAAAATTTTTTTTAAATTTATTTTTAATTTTGTTCTAACTTCTTCTAGCTTTTATTATTTTTTTCTTAAAAAAAAATAATAATTTCTTAAGGAAGTTAACTTCTACTAAAAAAAATAAAAAAAAACATGCACTTAAAAAAGGAAACACTCAAAAAATTTATTGAAGATTACGAAAACGACCCAATTACAAAAAAATGGATTGATTCAGTTGACAACCGTGGTAAGTTTCAGAGAGATTTAGATAAACAATTTTATGATTTATCAAAATTTACAATAAATAAATTAGTTGACTTGATAATTTTCATGAATGCGTTACACAAGGGTGCAGAAAAAATAACTGATAGTATTCAAGTTCAGCAAGAAAAATATTTAGATATTGTGACCGATTTAGAAAAACAAATAAACAGATTGAAAAATGGGAATAAAGGTTAGAGATTTCGATGATATCTTGAAAAAAGATTATAATAAAAATGCTTGCAAAGAAGTATTTGTAGATGATATAAAAGACAAACTATTTGATTATTACGAGAAAGGTTATCCAATGGGAGAGAGTTCTATGATTAAAGGCCTAGATGATAATTTTAGATGGCGAAAAGGATTTTTATATTGCTTTAGTGGTTATCCTCAAAGCGGCAAATCAGAGATTATAAATTATTTATCAATACTTAGAGCGTATCATTACAAAGATAAGATTATGATGTACTCACCGGAAACAAATACTGCTGAACTTGTGCTAAACTTATGTCAAGCTTATTTAGGTAAAAATGTAAATCCTTTATACGGTGACACTTGTAAAGAGGACGAAATGAATAAAGCTTTAGAATTCATAAGTAATCATTTTGCATTTCTTGAGAACAATGACGAGATGCCAACAATAAATTCACTAGTAGATAAATTTGAAGATTATGTTGAAAAAGGTTTTAATAATTTCATTATTGACCCATTGAATTGGGTGGTAGAATCTAATGCAGGAGAAAGTAATATGTATCAATATTTAAAGCTTACCTTAACAATTTTAAAACAATTTGCTAAGAATAATGATAGTATAATGACTTATATAGAACACCCAAAGACTCCAAGCTTAAGCAGGGCT